TCAGATGATTCGCGCTTCGTTACACCAAGCTCTGAGAGTGTAGGCTGTGTGTCACGCGGTACTATGTATGAACCGCGTGGCGATTCCTTTATGCCGCCAGCACTCGCACCCTTTGCCCTATCAGTCGACTGCAACATCTCGCCCATCTTGCGCTCAGCCCTCAGCGCATACGAACGAGCGTATTGAATCGCTTCATCGCCCATCCCCTTACGTCTTGCCCAGTCAGCCGCCGTCAATGCCAAGTCTTTTAGCTCTTTTGCCTGCTGGATAGTTGACGCCTCAACGAGCATACGGGATGCCTCAGACATCAATGCAAGTGAAGTGTTATCGTTGGATGTTCCGTTCATCTTACCATCTCCCTTTGGTAGAGTGTGTGGGCGAGTCACCCCAAAGTTGAAGCGACTTGCAAGCAAGGCTCCGGCTCCCCGCCCACTCATCTATTGTAACCGATTACGCTGTTGAATCCAACTGTTAAGTAATCCTGAAGAGTTGCGCACACCATTTTCGTGGCGCCACGGAAAAGGTATTACGCCTCCTATCGATTACGCTGTTGAATCCAACCATCTTACGAAGCGAGTAATCGCTCGACAGCACCACGTATCCTTGATTGAATCCGCTAAGTCTCACATTGATAGGCTTAGTTCTACAGCCGCCGCGTGATAAGATCCGGCGTATATCTCCGCGATCTTATCATCCGTGATGTCGAACGGTATGCGGTTATGCCATCGTATCTTGTCAATCAATCGCTGCTTCATCACGCATCCTTGTTCGGCAGCCATTCATCAGTTCCGCTGTGTACCCGCACCTTGCCTGTCTTTGTGACGTATATCTGAATACAATTGTCTTTGTGCTTTGGAGTTTCAATGCCGATTACAACCCATCCTTTCTTTTCGTCTGACACAAGCCTGCTAACCTTAGCCGCCCCGAACTCGAATCCGTATTCAGTCTCTTTGTAATTCATCACGCCTCCTCTCGATTACAGCCTTGACACGCCGCGCCCAGCCCAGCGGATCTTTCTTGCACATCGCGCCCGTAATCTGAAATACAGCCCAGCCCATCTCCGTCGCAGAATTACGCTTGGCATAATCGTTCGCCATGCCGACGCCTCTCGAATGTGATCCACCTGAGAACTCTCCACCGTCGATTTCTACCGCCGTCAGCGTATCAGGATCTGCAAAGTCGAGACGCCATTTGCGCGTTGGGTGGAACTTGTATTCGCGGATCATGTCACATCCAACAGCAGCCAACGCCATCGCGAATGTTGCTTCAAGGTTACTCTTCATCGGCAGGCTCAATGATAATCGTCTCGCATATTGTGATAGTCATCACGCTAGGATCACTCATCAGCACGCCTCGGTATCTGTTGCCGTCTCCGTAGAAGTCGCCGATCATGTTGCCTCCCTTGTTCCCGAAACAGACTTCGGGGACATACGCCGCTTGCGCTTCTTGACGATTACGAACGACACGCCGTAGTGAAGTGCCTTGTGTGATTCAGTCCCGCGCTCGCCGATAGTGTCTTCGTCGATGCCCTCGAACCGTCCGCGATCTCCCCACGTCGCCATCGGATTCACGATGCAAGCCGCGTCACTTCGTCAAGCCATGCAGCTCTAGCCTCGTGCGCTCGCAGATCTGCCTGGACGGCTTCCAGCGCCAAGCGGCTCAGACGCTCAGTGTTGTACTTGGCGACTACTTGCTCATGATTAGATGGCGAATCGACTACAGACGCCTCTCGCTCGATCTCAGGCGCTACTTCGTCGGTAAGCTCGCTGGATGTTTCAAGCGCGATGGAGGTGATAGTTGAGTTCCATCGTTCGCCCTCCTCAGGGCCATTCTTGTCTTTGAGATTCCCGCGCGTTGCCTCGAACGTTACGCGCTCGCCTACGAAGTCATGGCAATCGCACACTGCCTTATGTTCTGCGCTATCCTGGCCGGCAAACTTACGATCCCAGATTGTCAGCCACGTCTCGCCCTTCTCCTCTGTGTCAATGAGTACGCCCCACTTACCATTCTGATCGGCGACGCGTATCAGCTTTCCGTTGAATGCCATCATGCCTCCTTTGCTGGCGGCCATATACTGCACGCATATTCAGTCTCAAGCATCTCTGGATTGTCTTTGATGTTGCCTACTACTGTGCAAGCAGTGCAGATATTGCCATGGCCTTCGTCCCACCCGCGTGCCGTGTAGAACCGAAGCTCAATAGGGTCACAGTCAACCTGTGTCCATGCCGGAAATCCTACCACAGTCATCGCGCATTGTCTTTCTCCGATCTCTGCAACATGGATTCCTCTTCCGACGCATTTATCTCCAGGGCGTTCGTCGTATTGCATAATGTCTCCGTTGCAGATTTGTACTCCATCTTTGTCTACGTATTGCATCATGCCTCCTAGTTCATCCGCTTGAGATCGTTGCGATACTTGACTAACTCGTTCTCCATATGATGATGCTTATCCATCGGATGCTCGATACCGTCATCGGCGCTGTATTGATCCTCCATCACGGCAACCCACATCGGTACAGAGCCGCCGTCGTATATGATGTTGTAGTAGTCGTGTAAGCATTCGAGTATCGCCTGCTTCAAGTCTGCGTCCATCTTGTCAACTACATCAATCGGCATCACTTACCTCCTAGCTTCATGCAGATCGTATCCAGCTCTTCGCAGAACTCAATTAGCGCAATCTCCAGCTTGTCACAGAAGATGCTGTCTCGGTATACGCGCAGGGTGAACAGCGGCAAGCCTGGGACGTACGATACGAAGTCGCACCATAGCCGCCCTGTTACGAGTAGCTGTCCTTGCACCTGCTGGATATACGCTGTCGGCAGTTTCGGCTCTAGCGTCAACAGCCGCTCTACCTGCGTCTTCCCAAGCGGGTTCTTCAGCTCAACCAACCCGTCATCTCCTACTAGCCCGTCAGGACTTGCACCCCATCGGCCACAATCGCTGATGCACAATCCAACCTGGACGACTTCAACCTCGTTCTCCATCTCGTACACCTGGCGACTCAGAGATTCACGCTCGGATCCCTTCTGCATTGCAATAGAGATGAACGTGTCCTCCTGTGCACCTGTCAATCGTTCAGCGGCCAGCTCGTGCATGTAGGCTGTTCGCTGCTTGGACGGCTCTCCCTTGCTCGTGACGATCTTCGAGTATTGAGAAGACGTTGGATGTGCGAGGCGTTCCGCCCACCATTCCGGCGAGTATTGTTCACAGTTGATAATCCTCATTCCGATGCCTCCTGTTTTAGTCGTTCGTAGTACGTGGCCCACATAGGATAGACACTATCAGCCGCGCCAACCTCTCCGCAGTCTGACTTGATCTGTTCTTTGTTCTTCTCCCACCACTTCTTTGCACCGTCAACGGTCGTGCAAGCTGGGCCGCACTTCTCTTGCCAGCCGGCTATCGCTTGCTTGTGAGGATCCTCTCCCTGTCCATCTGATGCTGAATCTGCCTCAGGATCGTCGCCCCACGAGATGAGGAACGCTTTCGCCAGGCAATACTTGACGGCGGCGGTGTTCGCCTTCATCGCGCTTTTGTCCCCTGCGTCGATACCTTCACCGAGCGCAGCCACAGATAGCGTGTCAGTGCCGTCTGTGAATGTCAGCGTATGCTTCGCTACCACGAGATGCTTATCCTTCGGGCCGACGATCTCAGACGCTACGAGTTCAACGTCGCCGCCTACCGCAATCCCGCGAGCGGATAGCTCCTTGCGTACCTTATCGAAGACAGCCTGTGCGCTTGCGTAGGTGTATTTTTGAAAGTCGTTCGTCGCATCCTTCTGGACGTAGCCAACCTTCTCCATCACTTCGGCCATGTTCGCGGCTAGTGTCTTGCTCATTCTTCCTCCTTGGTCTCCATCGCGTCAAGCTTGTCAATCGCGTAATTGAGTTCGTCGCGAAGCTCTACCAGATAGTCACGAGTCCAGTTGCGTCCGCCAGGTGTGAAGATTGTCACCGGCGATATGCAGAGATTCCGTATCTTTACAACCGCGTACAGTGGCACGTCTGGGATAATCTCTACGTCAAACGTGTCTCCAGTTCCTGCGTGATAGTTCACTGTTGTGATTGGGTCATTCATCGTCTGCCTCCTACCACAAATCTGTCTGATGCTCACTCGCCGTCTTGTCAAGCTCACACTCTTTTGCGAACGTGTCGTCTTCTTCGGCCATCTCAGCAACCGCCATTGCGAAGATCGCGTCGATGGTTCGCTGTTGGTTTTCAGTCGGATGCACAAGATAGCTGTGATCGCGTTCAACTGAATACTCGTTGCGCGATACGTTGAAGAACACT